AAGGAACACCTAAAATGTAATCTGGTGGTGCAAGAGCGACTACAGGTGCAGGCGCACTTGGAGTCCCAGCATTTTCTACTACTAAATAAATTCCATCGGTAGTTGCGCTAGGGGTAGGAACATTAGATCCAACCGTCAAACCTGCTGCTGCACCTGCGGTTGTGACACTTGCTACTTTACTTGTTGAGGCGTTATATGTTCCTCCAAATACTAAACTTCCTTTTGTTAAAGTTGTTACTGGTTGATAAGCATTTCCATCATATATATATAAATCTTCTGAAACAGAATCAAAGAAAAATTGCCCTGTAAACTCAGATGTCGGGAACCCAGTTTGAGCAACAGATCCAAATAGCGTTGTAGAAGCATTTGCAAGTTTTGTTCCAGTTACCGCATTATTAGCAATTCTTGCTGTTGGAATACTTCCTGAAGTGATTAAAGCTGCACTGTGATTAGGAAGATCACTGTCTGCCAAATTTGCAAGAGCAGTAACTCTTCCTTTTGCGTCAACTGTAACTTTTGTTCCTGTCCCTGCTGATACACCAGAGTCAACAACTGTAATTGCACCATTTGAGTCAACAGAAAGTGGCCCACCTGTAGGGACAGAAACACCACCTACAGCACTAGCTGTTGCCTTTGGTAAATCAGAAGCAGCAAGGGTAGCAGTACCTGTTATTTGTCCAAAGTTGTTGAACGTGACTTTTGTTGCCGTTGCCCCAGTTGTTGTTGCGGCAATTGATAAAGCACCTGCTCCTGTTATCGCTAACCCACCAGAGCTAGAGATAGAAACACCACCAACTGCCGAAGTAGTTGCAAGAGGCAAATCCCCTGCCACCAATGCAGTTGTAGCGGTTATTAAGCCTTGTGCGTTGTAACTAATTCCAGAACGAGTAGCAGCAGAAACAACATTATTGATTCCTAAGTTTCCAGAAGCTACATTTAAAGATCTATCAATATTGCTTGTGTTTAGCTTGGCGGCTGTAATTGTTCCATCAGCAATCTTGGCATTAACAACAGCGTTTGCAGCGATCTTTGCTTCTATAACGGCATTACTAGCTAACGCCCCAGAATCAACAGCGTTATCAGCTAAAGCAGTTGCATCAACAGCGTTTGCTGCAAGCTTGGCACTTGTAACCGCATCATCAAGAATCTTGGCAGTTGTTACCGCATCATCAGCAATTGAAGTAGCAGCTAACGTCCCAGAAAGTTTTGCAGCCGTTACAGCACCATCGGCAATCGCAGCCGTATCAACAGCGTTATCTGCTAATTCACTTGCACCTACAGCATTAGCAGCTATTTCATTTGCTGTAATTGTATTTGCTGCAATCTTGGCAGCCGTAACAGCGTTAGCTGCTATAGCGGCTGTATCAACAGCACTATCATTTAGCTCGTTTGCAGTTACAGCATTAGTTGCTATTTGAGATGAACTAATTCCTGAATTGGCAATTTTTGCTCCAGGTATATCTCCATCAGAAATATTTAATTTCGCATAAGTAATTGTTGCGTTCGCAATCTTGGCATTGGTGACTGCTGTGTTTGCTATCGCCGCTGTGTCTACCGCATCATCAGCAAGTTCTGAAGCTCCAATAGCGTTTGCTGCTATTTGATTAGCAGTAATTGTGTCATTAGCTATTTGGGTTGCAGTTATTGTTGTATTTGCAATCTGCGCTGCTGTAATTGTGTTCCCAGCTATTTTTGCTGCTGTTACCGCTAAGTTTGCTATCGCTGCTGTGTCTACTGCATCATCTGCTAATTCAGAAGAACCAATTGCATTGGCAGCAATTTGAGTAGCAGTTAATGAATTAGTTGCAATTTTTGCTGCTGGAATATCACCGTCAGATAAATTTAATTTTGCATAAGTAACTGTTGTATTAGCAATCTTGCTAACAGTTACGGCATTAGACGCTATTGCTGCTTCATCTACTGCATTATCTGCAAGTTCACTAGCTGTTATTGCATTAGCTGCTATTTGCGTTGCTGTAACAGTATCGTTAACTAACTTTGCTCCCGTTATCGTTGCATCTGCTATCTGTGTTGCTGTTATTGCTGCATTAGCAATTTTTGCTGTTGTTACATTGGCATCAGTAATGCTTGCTGTTACAACTGTATTTGCCCCAAGACTTGCAAGTGCTGTACCAGGAATTGAGCCAGCATCAATTAAAGCAACACCTTTTTCAACTAAAGATTTAGCTGTAATTCGTTTTGTTTCTGATGCACTATCATCAACAATTGCAAGTTCATCGCCTGCTGCCAAATCTGCTTCAGCTAAAGCAGGCAATTGACTTATTTGAAGATCAGCCATTTAACTCAAGGACTTTAGGGACAGTTTACTTCTCTTATACATTATGTTGCATCATCTTCTAAGAAAAGCTTATTTCCATCTTCTTGCAATAAGTAATCTGTAGATTCTTGCAATAAATAACCAGGAGTTGAGCCAACTTTCAATTGAAACTCTCCAGAAGTAACAAAATCAATATTCGTTTTGACAATTCCTACGTTTGGAACAGTTATAGAACAACTGGTGATCTGAGCATCACATTCATACCAAGCATTATTCACAGAAGTAGCTGATTCTCTATATAAAAAGAATCGACCTAAGAAATCAGCACCTTGCTGTACTCGTAAAATTAAACGAGCTAAATAAGATGAAAATTCTTGCCCTGTTGAATAATCATGGTCAGTAGAAACATATCTATGTTCCCAAAAACAAGTCATTGAACCTTGTCCTGAAATCAAGCCAGAATCATATTGACGTTTAAATGTATCTCCTAATTGATTAATTTCTACTTGATCTCTTTGTGTCGTGAACTCATATTCTTCTACTCTTGCTAATGGTCTATAAGATGTATTCCTAGTTTTAAAACTAATTGTTTGAGTACCTGAAGGTGCAACCAAAGTTAAAGCACTTGCTTTTGTACCGCCTACAGCAAGAGCAAAAGTTGAATACAAACGCATCCCACCAATATCATCAACATGAACAAAAAAACTACCATCTCTACCTGTGTGTCCTGAAACAAGCTCTAAATTTCCACTTCCGTCTGTTCTTGATATATCTAATTTGTCTCCAGTAATAATTGTTCCAACTTTATGATCAACAGAAAATCTTTTTCGAGAAACATTTACATCAGATACAGCCAAAGTTGCAGTTAACGAAGCATCCATAGATGTTCGCTTTAATTCAATAAATCCTCCAGTTCCTAGATAAACAGGCATTTATTTTTACAGATCAAATCCTGAAGGAGCATCAGCAGCTTCAAATGAAATGTCAGCACTAAAAATCTCTCCTTGTGCGCTTGAAACAGCTATTGAAGTAAGAACAACTGTCATTGTTATGTCTTTATATGTACCGCCATAATCGTTAATACCAAGAGAAAGAGTAACCGTGTCTGATGCTGCACCGCCTGTTTTAATTAGATTATTCATCAATGTGGAAGCCATTGTGTCTCCAGCAGAAGCTCCAGAAGCTGAATAATAAGCAATAGAAGCACTACCTGAAAGGCTGCGAGTTCCACCTATTAATTTTCGATCTCTATCTCCAAGAGTTGTTACGTCTAAGGTTTCTTGGCTTGATGTAAAACTAAATGTGGTGACTCTTCCAACAGTTGTTGAACCAACTTTCATTACACCATCAGCCCCTGAATAGTAGCCCACAACAATTCCTAAGTTAAACAGTCATTCTATTCTAAGGCGAATCGAGGCAAGCAACAAATTTACATTGCACATTACTTATTCCAAGGAAGACACTTGTTACTTCTGGAGGGCCATCATATCTCCATTTTAAAGGTGTTCCTTCTTTAAAAAATACTTGCATTTGACTGGCTGCTCCTTCTATAACCCCTGTGCCATCAAAAGTTACGTTATCCCAAACTGAATTAACAGCTTCATAATTAGACAAAATAGTTGCAGCGTCTGCATCTGCAATATTATTGAATCCCAATGTTAAGCTTGCTCCTGTTCGGTTTTTTCCATATCGAATAACAGTTTTTACTCCATTTTGAGCTTCAAATTCAACTTGCGGATAATTGCCTGGAGAATAACTTCTTGTTGAAGGAACAATATTAGTAGGTTGGAATTGAGCCATTAGAGTCCTCGTAATTCAGGAAAACGCTGATCAAAATCAATATTATTTACTTTACTAGGACTTGCATTATACAAAACTGCGAGCTTGTCATCAATCAAAGGAACATGACTAGCAGCTATTTGAATAAATCCTTCCTCACCATAAGTAATAGATTCAACCTTATAGATTCTATCTTCCTCGGTAGTGTCAACTTGAGCAAATAATTTATTTACTAAGCCAAGCGAGTTTTTACCATCACTGCCAACAGAAAATGTTTTCTTTTCTATCCCATCTAAATTACCTGGTGACCAAGCATAAACATTTATTGAACCAGAAATTGTTGACCTAGAAATTACAACACCTTCTTTATCAATACTTCCATTATTAAATCGACTTGTATGTGTTGCTTCGGTCAATACTCGAATATAGTTACCAGCAACTAATCCAAACACTGAACTTGGTGGTGTCTGAAAAACAATGCCATGATCAACTTCTTTTCTAATTGATAAGGCTATTGCTGCAAATGTTCTTGCATGTGTTTCACTCGTACACCAATTACTTAAATCAAAGACTTCTTCTGGAAGCTTCTCTGCTTTTGGATAAAAGCTTGATGTGTCTTCAATTGTTCCGTCTTCCTTTGGTGGATTATAAGCGTAAGTCTTTGCAATATTTTCTGGGAAACCTCCTATCCCTTTACTGTTTTTTTCATCGTTTCTATGAATAACAGTTGCTTTAAACATCTTTCTTTCTTCTGGAGTCAAGAAAGTAACTTTTATATCTTTCATGTTTCCATCAGTAAATAAAGCTTTTATCTCAATGCCTTGATTATCAATAGTTGCATTGTAATTAATTGTATAATCTGCGTTTATAGGAAAACTTGGCTTCAAGCTAAAACGACCACCTAAAATAGAAAAATCTAGAAAGTTATAAGCAGCATGTTCAAATATAAATTCTCTTAAATTAAACTTACTATCAATAACACCATTCCAGAAAAAACCATTAGCTCTGCAATATTTAGCTCCTTCAATCATACTTATACGATCAACGCCATCATGTCCAACAATATTTCCAGAGCCATAATCTGTATTTGTTAATAAATCATGTGCTATCTCTACAAAATTATCAGAAGAAGCGATTAAAGAATTTCTAGTTGAATACCCTGTTCCAGAAATGTAATTATGATCTGGAATTAAACGATCTACCTTTATTCCTTCTTGGATAAAAGCAGAGAAAGAATTAAAACTACTTAAAGTATTTGTTGCTCCAATCCTTACCCCTGCTATTGCAAGTTTTTCATAATTAATTTGTGGATTAGCACTACTACCTGCGTGAACAATTTCGTTAATGTAAGTCAGTTCGTGTTCAGGGCCATTTTCATGGCTTGAAGCTTCTGAATCAAATAAGAAATAATCAGCTATTGCATTATTTGGATTATGTCTAACAACTGACCAATAGTTTGTATAAAAATTAGCAGTTCCATCCCCACCATCTTCTCTCCAATCACTGTGAGTATCTGTTACAGGAGGGTCTATTACTGGAGGAATAATTGTAAGAGTTAACGTCCCAGCACCAGAATCGCCATTAAGAGTAACTGTATCGCCATCTTCATATCCAGTTCCAGACGCTGCAATTGTAAATTCTCTAAACGTATCAGTTCCGTCAGTTTGTTTTTCAACTATTACTGTTAATCCAGAACCTGTACCTTTTGTTGTTGTTGTTTCTCTTACGTCAATACTTATTGTTATTGAAGGAACTTTATTTGATTCTTGAACAGCAATAGCGTAAAGATTTCTTCCAGGAATTGCGTTGTTATTTGAATCTCTAGCTGCTCCTCTCCAGTCTTCTCCTCCACCCCATGAAGAAGGATTTCTTGCAAGTCTAAGTCTGTGGTATCTTCCAGTCCCATTGCCATTCTGATCAACTTCTTCAATAGGACTTGTCCAGTCACCATCGTTATAAGGTTTATAATTATTGGGATAATCTTTAAAGAAAGCAACAGGAATTAAGGTTCCTCCGAAAAGATAATGCCATCTTGTTTTTCCATTTCCTAAATTTACAGATGTAATAGCAATTCCTTTTTCTGGGCTGAAATAAGCGTTGCTAGTAATAGGTGTGCCTTTGTAATTGTAATTAGTTACATTTGTATGTTGGCTTGACTGTCCACCTTGTTGATTAGCTCCATTACCAAAATAGGTGCATCGGTTAGGAGGTGAGAACTGACCAGAAATATCATCAAAAGTTAAATCTTCATCTACAGGAATAGTTCCTCTTTCTGTAGGAGTAATTGCCCCGACAGGGCCAGTAACAGGAAGAGGATCTCCTGTCTCAGGATCAAATTTTTGACCTAATCCCCCTCTATCCCATTCAGAATTATTTGTAAAACTGTTTCCTGTAGATATGTTTTCCTGTGTAGGCAAACTTTCAACTTGAGCATGATATGAAATTTGCAGCCCTAACGTATAATTTGTTGTCCTTCTTACCTCTGATGAATAATTAAGAACATGCACTACTCCTTGATCATAATGATTAAGAACTACGTTGCCAGGTACAGGTAGAAATCTAAATTCATATTGATTTGGGCCATTAATTGATTTAACAGTAATTGCATTATATTGAGGAACAGTAGAAGAACCTTTTACACAAATAACTTTACTACTTATATCAATAAATTTATCTCCTGAATTTATTTTTTTTGCTTGTAATTTAAAAAAGCTAAGACGTTTAACATATTTGCTAACACTACCTAATTGAATTGAACCATTCTTATCTTCATAACTTCTAATGCGATCTTGAGAAGGCATTTCATTGACATTAGGAAAACCATTAATTTGCCTCCAAACTAAACTTTTTAATCCTATTTCTGTTACATCACATTTCCTAGTATTTGAAAAAGTTGCAAGTTCTACTTTTTGAACAACTAAAGACTCATAAGGCAATTGTGTTTGATCAGTATTTCTAAATTCTATATATCCAGATTCGTCAGCTTTTAGTTGAATAGCTTTGTTAAATCCTTGAGATCCAGAAACCCATCTATTACCATTATCTTCACTAATTACAGTCATCAAAGTTGAACCAACCATATATTGTTCTCCTAAAGCCATTGAATCATCAACATTTTCTCTTGTTGTATTTGCAACACTTCTAGCGTCTGCTGAACCCCAAGGTGAAAATTTATTCCATTTTTTTGTTGGGTCAACATTCGTAATAGACGAATCAATCCATGCTGTCTCTTCTAACGCATGATAAATTCGATAATTAACAATTAATGATCCAGGTACAACTTGATTAGGATTTAATACAACACCATTACCAGCAGTTGAATGAGTAGGAGATGCTGCTGAATTTGTTATGCCAACGTATCTAGGATATTCATGGTAAAGCTTGCCCATTTTATATCGTGCATCTCTTTTTACGTTGTCATCACCATCTTTAGCTAATAAAATTAATTCCCAATTAACTTTATAAGCATTGCCATTAGGCATAGGTGAATATAAGCCAAAAGTGTTATTTGTACTTGGTGTTTTTGTGCTACTAAAACTTGGCTTATAACTAAAAGAACCATTCTGATAGATCTTTACCATGAACGGATCAGTATCGTCATATTCTCTATTACCTCTAAAACCATAATTATTAGAATTTTTAGATGAACCTTCTTGATATTGATCGTGACTACTTGAAGGTGTTTCAGTATCAGAAACTCCTTGCAATCTGCCATCAGTTCTTCCCCCTTTAGAAAAATATACTTTTTGTTTTGATAAAGGAAGATCAGCTAAAAAGTTTTCTCCTAAAGCCAAAGAGTCAAATTGTGGTTTTGCTCCTATTTCACCATTAGAAAATAAAACAATTGCATTAATCGTTTCACCGTACTGAGTTGTTCTTACTTGTGACCAAAGAAGCTGACTAGAAGCTCTTACACCTTGTCTTGCATAAACCAAAGGGATAAACGAACCTAATGAAGCTAAATCTTGTAGAGACTCAAATCCATTTGTAGGATTAAAACGACTTCTACCTTGAACGCCGCCAATAGTTAATCTTGGTGCTTGGCTTGGATCTTTAGGCTTTGGAGCCATTAGATATGACGCAGTTGCAAGAGCAACACTTACTGCAACTGAACCCCAAAAGCTAAGACCTGTTACTGCTCCTGTTGCAACATTAGTTGTTACCATCCAAGCTGGTAAAGCTTGGGGCATACATACGATGCTTGCTTCTACAGGTCTAGCTTCAATTAAATCTAAAAATTCAAAATATTCCTTATCTGTAATCCCTATAGATTCACATAGTTTTATTTCGTAGGGTAATAAAGTTCGATAACCGCCAATTCTCCTATGGGACTCCCT